TTATTTCCCTGCAAAAGGCTGGCTGTTATCGCCCTTATTCGCAAAGTAGAACGAGAAAGCCATTGAAGCAAGGATCATGAAGTCCTTAGCTTCTACCCTTCCGTAGAACATACCAACAATGACGGCGACCGCCATGAGGATGAAGACAATTTTTGATGCTGATGAATATATACTTTTCATAATTTTCTGTAATTACTGTAATTAATTTATTAATGTGCCTGCTCGATGTACCCGAGGTAGACGAGCAGAGCTACTGCTATCGCAATCAATATGTGATATCGACATTTCATAATTGATTGAGAAGGCTGATAATTTGTGACTTGATCGCATCCTTCCCTGCCAACGTTTGCGATCCAAGAAGTCGAGCAAGAAGATTTGTGCGCACGATCTCTGGCTTCTCTTTGTAGTCGGCAATATCTCCGTGAATGATGATATTCTTTTCATCGAGAACGAATGAGATATCAAGATTTCCGGCAAACGACTTTACAAGATCAGTAAGGGCTTGGTACTGCCACTCCGTAATATTGTTTTCATTAGGTTCGACCATGCCGTCTTGATCCACGTCGTATCCTGCTGCAAGTTCAATACCGATTGTGTACTGATTTGGGTTTACCCAAGACCCATCAAGATTTTTGAGCATAATTCTTTTTGCTCGAGCATTCGGGTTACTGATTATCCCCGCATGCCATGCAATGTCACCAACCTTCACTAGCTGCACGATTTCACCCTGCTCCCGACCAATAACGAAGTGAGCTGATGTTCTATTTGGTCTGTTTGCGTTACAGAGCCACTCTACCGCTCCCCTGTATGCACCTAGAGTAAGATGCAGGACAACTGCAATCTTTCTCTGAGTGCCTGGCGGTGTGTAATTCAATGTCTGCTGAAATGGTATGTTCATATATTTTTTATTTAATCATTAAGTTAATAATTCCGGTGATTAATCCGGCAACCGATGCCGTAGCCACAATCCAGAAAAACTTCATGAGCCATTGCTGGTTTGTTTTTACGACTGCCATATCCTCTTGAATATGGCTCAAGTGGTTTTCCTTGATTTCCCTGATATCTGCTTCAATTTTTCCTATTCTTCTTTCCATATATTTTGTTTAAATTCTCACCAAGAAATTCACCACTAAATATGGAGGTATGTTGTTGTGGGCTGTATCACTTCCAGCTGATGAGGTATTGCGACTGTTAGTTGGAGTATTACTTGCTCCTGGTGAGTTCGACCAGACAGGAGTACCGCCATCTGTGGCAGTTGGATTATATGTATGCGTATGTGCTGCCAATTCTGCTGTAGTAAGTACGTGAGTTTTTTCTCCCACATAGGTATTTGGCGTGTTGAGCGTATCGAAGTTTGCATCAGTTACGTCAAAGCCGAACACCGACTTCCCTTTAAAGTTTGGAAGATTGAAAGTTGTCGACCCGTCACCCACACCAGAGTTGAATACTCGCCATGTGTGAGTGCCAGATTGAGATCCTGAGGTGTTGACTGCACTGCCACCTCGAGTTGTTGAAACTCTAAAGTCATTTGCACTTAAGCCCGCCGAGATAACATAATAATCCGTTCCTATAGCAAGACCTGTTGGAAGTGATCCTGTTGTCGTTAGTCGTATTTTATCGCCCGCAACCAAACTATGAGCTGTTGATGTAAAGACCGCAGGTGATGCAATAGTTACCGTGAAGGTAGCGGAGGGACAGAGTGCGTCAAAGAGTGTTGCATATGTAGTCCTTGATACGGCTTGTCCATCACAGAGAAGCCAACCCGCAGGAATACTTCGTCTCATGGTGGGGACGATTATTCCTGTAAGTGTGAGACCGAGAAAACTATTATGAAGAAGTCCATTTGCATCGAGCTTCGGTACTTTCCCCACATCTCCACTTCCAGCTGATGAAGCTACGAAGTCTGATGCTAACGCTGTTTGTCCTTGTGTAATTGCCATAAATTAATTTAAAGTTATTTGTAACTCAATCGTCGTGTCCTCTCCTGTGCCTTTGGTATATGCCACTCCGAACAGGGCGCGATTGAAAATCTTCCCTGTACTCACCGAGGCAGTACCATCGACAAAAGATCCAAATTCGTTATACGTTCCGTTCGTAAGCACCGCATCGGAGAAGAAAAATTGAAGAGTTGCTACTGCACCCGACACGGATCCGATAGCAACAGCCGCTCGAGCAATTGGAGTTTGAAGTGTAGTGTCGCTCGTTGCAGGTGAATTAGTGCCAGTGCCCATGTCCGCATGAGTGAGGTTTAAACTGTACGTATTAATGCTTGCAAGCCTCTGAAGGACAAGTGTTCGTCCAGTGTTCGTGCCAAGCATGACTAGATTCGAATACCAGTCGCTAACCCTAAGAACCTCTCCAGTTCCCGCCTTAGTGGTGATGATTCGTATTTTGCCTTGAGGCTTTATATTTTCATTGAATGTATTCATATATTTGTTATTAACCCCATGTACCAAGGTCCCATTTAAGAGCATTGGCATCCTCGCCCCACTTGTAGGGACCTAATGTTTTGGTAGCTGTTATGGCATCACTCGAGGTCATCGATTCAGCAAAAACTTCCAAGCGCTGCAAGACTTCATTTATTGCAATAGAGATATTCTTTTTATCTTTACTTAGGAGTTCCACCATGATGTCAGTAAAAGAAACCTGACCAGATGCAATGAGATACACGCTGTATTCCATTGAGTTTCCGTCTCTCACTTTTCCAGTGATCTTGTTTATTTTGAATGTCTTATCGACACTTCGGAGTGCGCTCGAGACTCGAATTTGTTGACCTACTTTGAGTCCAATTTGTACTGTTTTAAATGAAGCCTCATAGACACTCTCGGAATATTTCTTAAGCTCAGTCTGTGCGCGAGTCTGAGCTTCATTGATAGAGGTGATACTTTTATCAATAACGGCCGCCTGATATTCGCCGTAGGTTGCGATGGATATCTGATCACGGACTTGTGCGATGATTGGAATATATGCATCACCAAAGATTTTAATGGTGTGTCCATTAATAGGTGCGGTGGTATATTTGATAAATTTTTCATTGAAGTTATAGAGCACATCAACAGATAGAGGATCAGATTGCTGGTCAGTACCGACAGTGTTTACCGTGGAATTATCTTTGACCGTGATGTTGTCGTATTTATATGAAAGAGGAAAAACTTTCTGCGTGCCATCGGCAACGAAAATGTCCTGCGCACTCCCTTCAGCAATTGTCTTTTTATACTCACCTCCCCGCACAAACACAGAGTTTTTGATCTGTGTAATCGTCTTATTAATTTCTAATGAATCCCACTTATACTTGTCATTGGTATCAGTAATCTCAAATGGAGCTGAAAGATTTTCACTATCGAAAAAATGAATGTCTTTGTCGGGGTCAACATACCAATCCCAGCCGACCTGATCGGCAAGCTGAGTGAGGCATCGTGTTACCTGCTCGTAATTAAATTTTATTGACCCTACAGTTGGAGTAGAAGTAGAAACATTTGAGGTAGTGAAGCCGGAAGTGTAAGTTGAAATGAGATCGAGGACAATAGAACGGGCTGTGACGGAAGTATAGCTTCGGACTACTACCTTTCTGTCTAGATATTGAGAATAGTCTTTACATCGGATCTCGTAGGCAATGAGAAGTCCACCCTTTACGATTTCATTTCGTTCGGTAATCACTCCACCGAAAATCTTTACCCCACCTTCCTCGAGTGTGACATCATCATTTACGCTTGGAATGGTTTTTGCCGGAGTTTTAATGATCTGAAACTCGAGACGGTCAACTTCCTTTGAAAGCACTTCAGTAATGACAAGAGTGTCCCACTTAACGTAGCTTGTGCGATCAACGGTATTTATTTTAAGTACGAGTGACATATTTTTTATGCTCTTATGCCTCCCAGGTTGATCTGGTTTTTAATAATGCGGGCTAGCTCATTGCCGAATTCCTCAGCTACTTCCGTTGTTGTGTAAAAATGACCGTTGAGGTTCACGGTTAAGCCTCCACCTTGACCGAGCTTGCTTAAAGGAATGATGGCTTCGGGACCAGCTTCACCAACGAGGCCAAGAGTGGGACCGGTAACAATGCCTCCATCAGCAAACTTCGATACAACACTTTTTACGGCATTCACCGCCCCCTTTATGGGAGCACTTACGGCTGAGACCACAGAGTTGTAGGCGCTCTGAATAGAAGCTATGGCCCCTTTGATCTTCTCTATGCCTGCATTGAAGAGGTCGACGATACCACCCCAGATTGTGGTAAAGAGATCTTTTATGCCATTCCATGCGTCGATGAATACTGCCTTGATGTTTTCCCATTGTGTTTTCCAGAGGGTGTAGAAGAAGATGATGACCGCGCCTATGGCTGCGATTGCCGCGATGATGAGACCCAAGGGACCCAAGAATGCTAAAGCAGCGGCGGCAGTTACAATAAATCCAGCCAGAAGGAGTCCTGTAAGGAGACTTCCCACAACGATTAAGAGAGTTTGACTATTCTCAAGAAACTTATTGATCCCGCCTTGGGCATGGATCCAGTTCTGAATTCCTTTGGTAACCATTTCGATTGCAGGTGCAAAGAGACTTCCCAATGACTCAGCTCCCTCAGTCCCTAGTTGCTTTGTAATATCAAGCTGACCTTTGAGTGTTTCAGAATACGCCGCAGCCTGACCATGAACAGTCTTCATGATGGCTGCAAGAATCGTCTCCTTTGAGGCGTGATCATCCACTTCAATACCGAATTGCTTCAAAAGACGAGCATTTCCCTGAAAGGCAAGAATCAGAGCCTGGGTTGATTCCTCAAGTCCGATACCTTTGTAACGTGCCAGATCCATAGCTGCCGTGAATGCCTGAAATGCAAAGGGACCGTCATTCGTTGCCTGAAGAAGTCGTGCAATTGAGAGGGCAGCTTCTTCATTATCAAAACCAAACTTACTTAAGGCTTCATCCGCAACAGCAAGTATCTGTTCTCGAAGAGCTTGAAGATTTGGAGGTAGAGTTTTAAGAATTGCATCAAAACGAGTCATCTGCACTTCAGCTTCAGCAAAGGCACCAATGGCACTTTTCAAGATTGCACCTGCACCGATGGTTTGAAGCACACCAGCCAAAGCACCAACTTTGTCACCGGCAAAGCCAGACTGCCCGCCAAGGTCTGACAGGCTGTTACTCATACTTCGGATTGCAGTACTTGCTTCATCCCGAAGTTGAACCAATATTTGTAGTTTGCTTATTGACTCTGCCATGATGATTTATTCTTTTTCTTTATCTCTGCACTTTCCGCCTTCAACATTTCGATTATCGTGTCTATGAAGGTCGTGGGCTGACTTTGGTATTCCTCAAACGTCCACTTCATCTCCCTGCAAATCATTGCCGCTACCATTTCATCTGTGAGAGAGGCTTTGAGCCCTGCGAAGTACCTCTCCCACGAATACCCTACTTCGCCGACTGAAAATTTCCCTTTGTGACTTTGTTCAATTCCACAACCACGAAGTCGTACTCGGAAGGCGATGCTTGCTCGAGCCTGTCAGAAATATTCTCCGGATTGCCGTCATATGACACGATGAGCTGTTCAAAGGTTCGCTTCTCAGCCTTGAGCATGATCGAAGCGTCGACATCTTTCATGATGCTTTCACCCTCACTGGCGATGTCATTGGGATCAATCTTGATCCCTTCAAGAAAGGCACTCTTGATGGCATTCCTTTCCTTGGCATTCATGAAGGACTTGATAACGAGGTCTTTTCCGAGTGGTGTTATGAGTTTTATTGTTTCTCTTTCCATAATGGTTAATTATTTTGATTAATATGATGCCACTGCATTTGTTGCTAAGACTGAAATCATCAAGGTGTCACTTATACTGTAGTGAGCCTTGAATGAAAGTGTCTGACGGACTAGGTCATTGACCTTCACTGGCCGAGTGATTTCCTTGAAGATCACTTTTGCAAGATCAATGCGGATCTGGGGATTCGCAGCACTTCCGATTGTGACATCGGTGTTCTTAAGATCGAGTCTCATTGCCTTTGCAGTTGTGGCAAGAGCTGCGGTCTTGTAGTCCGACTCGTTTTGCCAGAGAGCTTCGAGAGTTCCTTCAATTGAAAACTGCTTGTTGAGGAAATCCGATGGAGTTGAGCTTCCGAGAACGTCATCATCCTCAATATTCTGATCAATCTTTAGTGTGAGTGACTTGATGTTCATGGCTGAAGTGGCACCAAGACCGGCATATGTAGATGCGAGCTTGAAGGTGAGATGCTGTGGTAGGAATCTGTTCTCGGTTGTAGCTGAAGGAGTGAGTGTTGCGGTCGCTCCCTTCTTTGCTTTAAGTCCGAGAGTGTAATCAAGAAACTTATTAAGTTCATAACTAATCTCAAGCGATGATACTGCTCCGTTTCCATGCTTGTAATCCTGTGCTCCGAGTGGATCATCAATGAAAAGCGAAAGTGCCTGGTGCTGAGAGCTTTGAGCTACCGTTATGGTGTGATCTTTAATCGTTGCATCGGAATCTGCATTATCTCCAGTTGAAAGCGAGCCAAGAATAGAGTAGAGAATGAGAGGAAAATGCTTGTCAGCAATCGGGGCTTTGACCGTTCCTTCAGCCCATTCCTTTGCTTTGCTCTGCCCAACCGCATCCTCAATTACTCCTCTCGACTGATCGTCGGTAACGAGTGAAAACTTTTCATTGATATCAAGTTCTGAAAATGGAATCCAGTAAGTAGCCGCAGACTCGGGCGTACCACGTACCGTTTCCTTTGCAATTCCGAACTGTATTAATCTTCCTATTCCTTTTGACATATATTTTTAATTAATTATTTTCTTTTAATGGCTCACCGACTTTTTTCCTCGACTGCTCCCACTGCCTCTCCGCTTCCTCCTGACTATCGGCTTGTATGGTCTGGGGAAGATATTCCTGACCTCCGGAGAAGAAGTATTCCTGCTTGTTTTTTACGTCTTCCTTCCCTATCATTTTGTTTTTATTATTTGTTTGCATACATTTAGAATGATAAATTTTTAATGGCCTTGGCTTTCACTGTGACTGTAAAGACCACAAAACTTCCATCCCCAGATGTGATGCTCTCCGGAGTGGAGGAAGATGGCTCAACACCGCCGTTTGCTGCGCCGCCGAGTGTCGGATCTTCATCGAAGGCATTGATAATGGTTTCCATAAGCTCCTCGATGCCATTGGCGGAGGCTATATTTTCTCCCTTTTGGATGATTCCAATCGTGAAATTGTGAGTACGAAGATTGTCACGGTTCGTCTCTGCTACGCCCTCAAGCGAAGGAGAGGCTAGTACAGCGGCAGGAAATGTTCCAATGTCCTTGTATGCAAATCCATCCTGCTTGAAGTCATCAACAATGACCTGACCGAGGGTTGCCGGTACGAGAGAATCAAGTTTTGCCTTCACTGCATTTTTAATTGTGGTTACTATTGCTGTCATAGTCGTGTTTGATTAGCTATCTGCCTGTTCACCATGTCCTGGGCTTCTCTAAATATTTTATTCACTTCTGGCTCCGCTTTTTTAATAATCTTGAGCATGAAGGGATTTGCTTTTATATATTTCGTACCGTCATGCACAAAGATTGCGTAGTGAGCGGTGGGATACCATGCTGCTTGAAGCCTCGCTGTTTTGTATCTGAACGACTGCAAGAGATTTCCTGTTCTCCACGGGACCGGATTATCTTTCAAAGTATTTTTTGCAAAGATGGCACCGGTCGCCATGACCGCCTTCTGGAATATCGGCTCCGAAATCTTCGGATAATTCCTAAAAGCGAAGTTCAGCTCCTTAAGTCCTCGTATTTCAATTCTGAAATCTCCAGCCATATGTTTAGAAAAAATTAACCCTCCTATATTTATTAATCGTCTCCGTATCTTCGGGATTCAGAAGATCTTTCCAGGTGATCGACCCACCGTTAAAGTCTTCTCTGGCTTTCCCTTCCGCTTCCCGTCTTTTAAAGAACTTTATGGCAAGCCTTTCTGCAAGATCGGTAAGGTCGGCAGGCAGGGTGTGAGTGGTCATGTCGCCGTAATTAGTGAAATTAATTTTGTATCCAGCGACATAGCTTGCACGGATACCATTTCCACCCTGCGTAAATGACCCATGAAGTTCGATGACTCCCGAGACTCCATCCTCCAGAAGTTCCCAATCGTCAACGACAAACTCCGTCCAGTTAGGATTGCTTTTTAGCCCCGCTCTGTATTGAAGTGAGGTGACCGAAGATACCGGAGACTGCTTAAGATTGAGAAAATTATTTCCCTTCCCCTGAATCGAATACACTTCGTTGGTGTATGTAGTTTCCTCGAAGTGGCGATTGCATTTACCTTCGATAAAATCAGTCACGCTGTTTATCAAATACAAAAGTATCGTGTCATGAGTGGACACGGTGATGGTGAGCCGAGTCTTTACTCGAGCTACGGTTGTAAGTGCATATGAAAGAAGTGATTCTGCCATAAATATTCGGGTTTTAAATTCCCGCTTCTCTCCCTTGAATTCAAGGGAGAGTGGCTGAGATTCAATGCCTACTGCACAGGCTCCTTGAAAGCTTTACCCAAGATAATGTCTACCTTAATGGTAAAGTTTGGGTTCGTGCCGGCTAGTGTCGCTACTGCTCGAAGGTAACGCCTGCGTGTTGCGGTGTTAAGTCCCTCGATTCTGATACCCTGGGAATTATTTGCCGCCGTTACTTGCACAAAGGTAAGGCCAGATACATCCGCAAAGGAACTGTTATTTGCCGAATCCTGAATTTTTACATCAAGAGTCGGAAACGCTCCCGACACAGCACCAACCTCAAGAGCAACTTCAGCAGAATTGAACCCTGCGGTATCAACTCCAATTCCGTTCACTGAGGATGTCGCCACTTGCGGTCTTAGCGTGGCTTTTGAAATTACGCTGTCATATACTGAAGACATAATTTTTGTTTTTAGTCTTATCGAATTGCTCAGATCGACTAGTGAGCAAAAGAGAATTTCTCTTAAAGATTGGTTATTTCACCTCCTTACTCCCGTCTTCTCCACTGGCAGGAGTTTCTGACTCTTTCGAATCATTTTCAAAGGAACCTTCACCGTTTCCATCCGTAGATGGTGCGGATTTTACTTCACTCGCCCCTTCCTCTTTTGGAGGTTCAATTTGCTCGGTTTGAGCGTGGGCGAGCTCCACATCGGAACCAATGTTCTGCGCCTCCTCGTCCGTCAGTTCAACGATTGCGCCTTTTTCAAGACGGTCACCGTTGAAACCGATGGGACGAAGCACAGTGTACTTTTTTGTATCGCTCATACTTGTTATTGCTTAATTGATAAAAACAACTCTATCCGTCGCCTTAAGGATTAGTGCGAACGGGATTAAGCTGCTGTTTTAACGACTACGAATGCGGCAGGTAGTGCAACGACAAGAGCCACACGTTTCTTGTAAACGAGTGCTCTCTGGTCGGCAAGCGCAATTTCCTTTCCGCCGAAGGTACCTGACTCGTGTTGTGACACGGTCATCTCACCCTTTTCACCGAAAGCCAAAGCTTTCAAGTTACCGAAAATGACGAAGTTTGTAGAAACTGCTGATGCACTGTTTGCTGGCAAATGTCGAGTCGTAAAGACTGGGAAACCTGCAAGTTCTCCCATAGGCTTGATACCTCCACCTGTCGGGTTGTTTGAGAGTACCCCAGCAGAAACTGCTCCTGCTTGAGGTAAGATAAACGCACCTACCGTATCCTTCTGTGTACGAAGTTTTGCCCAGACAGTGCGATGCATATACCACGCCGCACCATCAAGAACCGACTCCTCGATCTGTGCGATTGTGTCAGCTGCATCTACGACCACATCAAACTCAGCAAAGGTGTCTTTACCGGTTGCGAGTGTAAATACGGTGACGTCTGGATGATTCAATACTCCAACAAACGGAGCACCGGAACCAACGAGACCTTGCTTGTCTGTCATGTTGGCGAGTGATTCACCTCCAAGAGCAAGCAACCAATCCGCAAGCTGAACGTCGGCATCGACCAAGAGATCGTTTCCGACCACAAAGGCGAGTTGCCACTTCTTGGCGATGAGGTTGGCTGCACCGAATGTGATTCCGGTTACCGAGCCAGCAGCATCAACGCCGAGGAATTCTCCCTCAAGAAATGCACCGGTGTAACTTGGGATAGCCTTCTCATCAGTGCCCATAGGCCACTTCTGAGCTTGGCTCATCACAAGACCGACTGATGCGGCAATCCGAAGGATCGCTGATTCAACTTCTTTAGCTACGAGATAACCACCACGGTTATCCTGTTCACCAATGAGAGCTTCATTTGCCTTGACTTTGAGACCCGCAGCAGCTCGGACAACGTCGACAAACTGAGACTTCTGTTCTCCTGAGAGACCAGTCATATCCTTGCCGAAAATTGCACGCTCCATCTGCATCTTCTCTACGATTGCTCGAGTTTCCTTGGCAACGAGAGGCGACACAGCTTCGCCGAGACGCTTCTCCATGACCTCCTCAACGGCGGTCTGGAGCTGGCTCCTGATCAATTCCAATTGTTTTTGATCCATATTATTTCCTACGAGCCTTCTCATTGATCTTAGTCAATGATTCGCTCGTAAGACTATTTATCATCCGCAACACCTGCTGATTATCGTTGAACTTTTTTAAGGATTCAACGAGATCAGCCAACTCTGCGGTATTCGACCTTTTTTTCAGGGCATCTCCATCGAGATGTTCCTTCCCTTCGCTACCGTCGAGGATTTCCTCGAGGGCGACGATTGTGGCTTTCATGCCATTGATGGCTATTTTGATTTTTGTGCGACTCATCAGTTGTCGCACTCGTGCGGTCTTTTCAGCCTTGGCTTCATCGCTCTCGTCTCCGGTTTCCGCAGTGATCAAACTTATGATCTCTTTGGAATGAGCGATGATGCTTGCATCCGTTTCTGATTGAATTGCGGAAAGCTCTGCACCGATTTTCTGCACAAGCAGAGGCTTCTCTGCTTTCACTTCAACAGGAGCATCAACTTTCGCTTCCTCTTTTATCGTGCAAACCAATGCACCGGAACCGTCAGGAAGTATCGTGCCTTCTTTGCCGTCATCCGTTGTGCACGGATCCCCTTCCTGAGGTTCAGCTTTTATAAAGAGTCCTTTTGTCATGAGCTCGGATGCATTGAGGTTCAATTCCTTAGCCAAAGAGAGAGCCATTGGGTTTGCAGGGACCGGAACGAATGAGAACTCAAGTAATTCTGCTTTTGTAATCACGTTCCCTTCCATTTCTCGAGCAATGAATCCTACGGATGTGGTCTTTACAATCTTTGCATCGTAGAGTCGGCGTACTTGCTGAGCAAAAGGATTGGCTTCTTCTGGTGCAAATCGTCCTTTTGCAATCGTCTGACCTTTGTCGTTTGTAAAAATCTCATCAGTCACACCGATTGGAAGCTCACAATAGTTATGGCCCCAGAGAACGACGGGATTGTTCTTGTAGTTCGTAAAATCCCACCCGCTCTGGTCAATGACTTCGCCTTGGCGGTCTTGATCTGCGGTCGAGATGATGACCTCGAAAGTTCCCGAGTCGGTTGCAGCCTTGGTTTTCTCGATCGCATCCTTAAATTCCTTTGTGGCGAACGCCAAGGAGACCTTCTCTAAGATCTCGTTATTTATTTTTTGAAATGTTGCTTCTTTTTTCATAATTTTATTTATTTTTTTATTAATTACCCCTCGATACTTATCTCCTCCGGTCTTGTGTAGCACCTGCAACTCACATGTAAGGGCGGTGATCCCACGTCGCTGTATGAAATATCGAGCTTCGAGCCATCTGAGCCGATGTGGGTATCTCCTTTATCATAAAAATTGTCATCAATGCCGATCACTTTTCCGTTCATGTTGTCGCACCATGGGCAGACCATCTCATCGGCCGCGGTATACCACTTGATCGTCTTCACTACTCCCGTTTGCTTCCAGGCTTCCTTGGTAGAGTCATTGGCAATTCGGAATGTTTCTGTTCGAGCAACTTGAGCAGCACGGACTTCGTCGCTAAAGGCATAAATATTTGAGATTTTGCTTGTAAGTTCTGGTAGTGAAGCACCTTCAGCAAGGCCCTCCTCGATTCCATCCTTCAAAAGTCCGAGTGTCGTATCGTTGTAACTTTCTGCAAGAAGTTTCATTGCACGTTCAAGGGCAAGGCGTACTTCGGAGGTGAGTCTGAATCCGCTTGAGCCAAGGAGTTGCATTGCTTCAGCTCCTTCGGTTGTGTAGAGGTCGGTCAGTATTGGATTTGAGAGATCAATCATCGCTCCGACCCATGCTTCACGATTAAAAATATCCTCTACTGCAATCTTCCAGCCCTTCTTGTCAAAGAATCGGTCAAGGTTTGCAAGAACTACAGCTTTCTGGTCATTGTTGAATTTCTTTATTCCTTCGACCATGAGGTTTTCATATCGAGTAACTCGAAGGACAAAGCCTTTGTACAAGACTTCGTATTCACTATGGGAAAGGCTTAATAAACTAAATTGTGCTTTTACCTTCACATCCTCAAACTGCTTTTTGCTTGCATCAATAGAGTCGGCCACTCGCTTTGCGATTTCCTCTGACATCACTTTTCTAGCTTTTGTATTCTTCGCACCTCGTGTTGAAGGTTTCTTGTCAGCCGTGCTTGTCTTTCTGCCAGAGCGATTGACTGACTTTGGTTTAGGCTTGCCTAGAGCAATCTTCGAGAAGTCAGTCATGACATTTTCCCCGTTATCAATCCCATCGAGTCCGAAGTATTCTTCACGCGCTTCGTTAACACTCATTACCGGCTGTCCGGCAAGAGCTGCTTTCATTTCTTCAGTCTTTTGGAGCCTGTCTTCTGGGACCGGATCTACGAAATCGAGATACAAATTGTCGCCATATCGTGGTACAAGAAATTCATTCAATTGCTGGACGATCATTTCCATCTTTGGCTTTATCGTTCGAGCTGCGAAGACATAGTTTGAGGTTTCTGCGGTAGCACGATTGGTTTCTGATTCTGATCCTCCGAGAACAGTTTTTGGCACACGGAACCCTGCAAGGATTTTATCTCGCATGACCTGTTGAAGATTGGCGAAGTCCATATCCTTAGGATTGCTGGATGCTTCGTCATACTTCACGCCCTTAGGAAGTACTGCGACTCGATATGCATTGCCTGCACCTTTGTAGAGATTCTCAAATGATGCGCGGAGTACTTTCATCTGCGCGTCAGTGATTGCATTGTCAGAGCTCAAAAGTCCACCGAGTCTTGCACCATTTTTGAAGTAGTTGAGGTTAACTTCGGAAGCAAAATTGTCAGAATCTATCCAATCAAGTATCGCCTGGACTGTGCCAATGCCTTGATATGGGTCATTTGGATCCGGATATTTTAGGTGAAGAATTTGTGCCGGTTTGTATGTAACTGTTTTTCCATCAATGGAATAGCTGTAGCCCTTAATGAATTCAGGGAGAGGTGCAGGAACCGGATTCGTGTACTTAGGATTCAAAAGAAATATTGCCTTTGGCTTATCGGTATCTTTTTCAACACCATCAAGAAGCCAGTATGAATTTCCGGCAAGTTCAAGATGCGAGCCTGTGAGATATCGAAGTTCATATCCGGTTTGAAAAGGATTCACTCCGTCTAAAAGATCGAGAAGCTCATGGTCAAATATTTCCTCATGCACTCCGTCTTTATTTACCTGAAACAAACGGAATGATATCTTTGCTAATTCCTCTGATATCGCACGGATGGCGGCATACGTCCATGCATTATATGTACCCATCGCTTTATCGATGGACACTTTTCTTGAACGGCTCCATAGGGTAAACGGATCATCATTTGATAGACCCGAAGCAAGCGGGAGATTTAATCCTTTGCGCGTGAGACCTATGAGATTTAATGTTTTGTCTAAAATATTCACGAAGGTTTTTACAAATAAAAAAAGAGGGCTTGCAACGCAAACCTTCTTCGTGAGAAAAAGACTTACATCACAAGCCCTCTGGGGTATCCAGTCAGACTATATAAACACAAATTTTGAAAAGTACTCTTGTAGTATATCGGTCCCACAATATCTGCACCAGACAGGGTGTGGATAAACTTATAACCCCTTTACTTCGAAATCATTCGGATCTCCCGGCTTCTTCTGGACCGTATATTCTACGAGCGTGACTTTCTTTTCATTGACCCTTAGGACGATCTGACCATGCGGAATTTTATCAGCAAGCTCCATAATGTCCTGCCACTCTTTCGTTATCTCTTTCATGATTCTGGTCGGTATCATATGAGTCCAATTACCTCAGGGTTCTGCATTCCCTGCTGCACCAAGCCGAGAATGAGATATACGAGTGCATCGACGAGATCGTCGTGTTCTTCTACTCCGAATCCAAGAAGTTGAATAATGAGGTCTTCACAGCCAGAGTGAGGAAATACAACGGTCCCATTTTGAATGTACACAGCGACAGCTCGGAGTCTGGCTCTTTTATCACCACCTGCTGCCATTGCAATCACCGGCAAGAGTGCGCGTTCCATTTCTTCTATCGCTGCTTTCTGGTATGCAACATTTTCTACAAAGAAAAGTGAGAATGGATTTGCTACCGCCATTGCTTTTGTTGTCTCTATAGTTTCGTGGAATGAGAGACGAACGTTGATGGCATTTGGCTTCACATATATTTTTGGTATACCGTCCTTAACAAAAGAAGTACCTGATACCATAGCAGTATAGTCAGCCGTTTCTTTTTTACTGATTGCAAGATCAACACCGGTCCCAGATAGTCCAGTCTGTAGTTCAGGAGGTTCGGTATCGTAATACTGGATCCATTCTTCTTTAATATCAGCGCCCTCCTCAGGAACAATTTTAAGCAGGTACTCTCTTTGCCACGCTGTAGTCCCGACCTTATCACGCTGATCATCGAGTGCTTTTTGAGTTGGGTATTTTGCTGGCCACGTATTTTTCCCATTCTGTATAAGTGAATACTCGAGATGTTTAAATGATTTGTATCGGCTCAAGCGTGCCATGAGTGCATCAGTATGAAGTTGATTTCCAATGACTACTAATCGCCCTTGGGCCTCATCAATCGCAGGAATAACTTCACCTCGAAGCCATCTTTCAGTCTTATCTCTATTTTCTTTAGTACGGACCCACTCCAAATCTTCAGGATCATCTATTACAACCAGACTTGGTCTACTTTGTTTATGTCTGAATCCTCTGATTTTTTGACCTCTTGATCGTGCAAGGATACGTACACCGTTTGAAAGGAGCATATTTCTTGCCTGCCATTCTTCCTCACTTTCCAAGGTGAAATCTTGTCCAAATTTCCCAGTCACATTTCCATAGTCTTGTTTAATCAGAGAATTATTCTCAAGTTCCTCTTTTATATTCCTGATGTTCATGTTGGCTTGTGAACTCGTGTCAGCTATGGGAATTATGAATGGGTAGAGTTTGGAATGTTCAAGTGCCGCCCACAACGGCAAGGCTAGAGATCCGAATGTTGATTTGGCACTTCCTCGAAAGCCAAGAACCTCAATCATTTTTTGTTTATGATCACTCAGTGTGTCCAATAATTCATCATGAAAATCTGCAAGAGCGATGGTTAGATAGTGTGGAAGGTAGACCATACAAAATCCTTTAAGAGTCTTCGCCATATTTCTTCGAGTCTCATGATCATCGTACAAATCATGATCCTCGAACCATGAGTGCAGTTGTGGTTGTAGGTTGTTCTTTTTTGTCATCTTTTATTTGTTCCTTTGGAAAAAATCCGCAGTTGATGAATGCTTGTCGCATCTGCTCTCTCATTTCTTTTGATATGGGTGTATTTCTTCTCTCGATTTCAAGGGTACCTAGATGGCGTTCAAAAATACCCATATCCATCTCAGCGTTGAGTATTGCTAGATCAAGTTTCATGATTGAATTTAAGGCGGCAATCTGATCCTTGTAACTTGGAGGTGGCAAGCCTTCTTTTTTCAAATCATCTGTATAGAAGGCTATACGGACCAGACGGTCCACAACAACACGCTCTCGTTCTTTGAGTTGAGCTACCCTGTGTGAAAGCTTCTGTCTATCAACGTCTTCATCAAGCGCTCTATTCACCTTCCATACCAACCTTGAAAGGTATTCTCGACTGGCAATTTTCATGCCTTTTCTTTCCAGGACATCTTGGAGCGAGCGCACAGAAACCAACGGATCAAAAACGATTGTATCCCTTATAACCCTCATGATTTTCTCTTGTGCTGGTGGAAGAATCTTCATGGACATCTATGGCCATCTATTTTGGCAAAACCCTTGTGAATACTAGCTTTTTTACGATCGCCTGAACCACGTTTACGGTCACTGCATTCCCCAAACACTTGTATCTTTGGGTATCACTGGCACCTAGAGTCCAATCATCAGGAAATCCCTGTAATCGTTCACATTCTTTTGGTGTAAGGCGCCGAATCTTCTGTAGTCCTTTGACGGCATACAGTCCTGTCTTAGCTCCCAGACCTCCTGCTTGGCTTGCGAGAGTGGTGGCTATGCCCTTAGCATCATAGATTCGGCTCCCTTGGGGAAAGTTCCGACTAAGCTGTTTTCCATCATCAAGCCATTTCTTGTTTTTCTCGCTCATGACTGCTCCTATGTACTTTAGGTCTTTATGTGACGGTCTTTTACTAACATAAGTTCCGTTCGAGTCTGCGGTAACACGTGTCGTGATGGTTGGTAGGATAATATCCTCGCTTGCGTTTTGGGCGAGAGGAAATACTTCCGGTCTGGGTGTGCATCTAAGATGTCCGACAATGAAGACTCGCTCTCGGTTCTGAGGTACTCCGAAATTCTTGCTGTTAAGCACCTGCCATTGGAGGTCATACCCAAGACCATCCAGTGTGCGGAGGATAATACCGAAGGTGCGCCCTTTTTCGTGAGAGAGAAGCCCCTTAACATTCTCAAGGAGTAGAAGCCGTGGTCTTTTGGCAGCGATAATGCGAGCAATCTCAAAGAACAATGTCCCTCGAGTGTCTTCAAAGCCCTTTCTCTTGCCGGCAATAGAGAAAGATTGGCAAGGAAAACCTCCAATGAGTAAGTCGAAATCGGGCAGATTTCTTGATTTGATTTTTCTGATGTCTCCATAATTTGTGTGCTTGAAATATTTTTCATAGATTTGTATTGCGTGCTTGTCGATCTCAGAGTAACCCACGCAAGTAAGCGATTCTTGTCGTAAGCCGTCGCAGTGATGGTGTTTGCAAGGTTGTCCCCTCTCGGGGTGAGCTTTTTCAGGCTTCTTGTATCCTTTACCACTCCGAGTCTTCGTAATCGCTTTGCCTCCTCCGTTCTTCTTTCTGTTAGCTGTTTCCACATATGCGTTGTGTATGCCGAGTTCGAAGCCTCCAATTCCTGAGAAGAGACTGAGATACCTCATTGTTTTATTTTATTAATCCTCTCCCAACGATTGCGAATGACATCACAGAACTTGGGATCAAGCTCAATCATGTACGCCCTTCGGCCGACCTTTTCCGCCGCAGCCATGGTGCTGCCGGACCCTCCGAAGGGATCAAGAACAATGTCATTTCTTTTTGTAGAATTGCGAAGTGCTCTCATTGCAAGCCAATCAGGTTTTTCAGTCGGATGGAGATAGTGTGCAACTGCTTTCCTCGGCATCTCCCAGACATCAAACTCATTGTCACCATAGAATTTGTGAGTACCATTTTTCCAACCATATATGATTCCTTTTGCAGTTTTTGGATCAGGCTTCTTTGCACGTGCTATCCACTCGTGTTTGTAGCGGTAGTCATTCCAACCCATGCTCGGAACATTCTTAACCCAGATAATTACCCCCGAATGCTGGAAGCCATGCTTGAGCATGCTTTCAAGGAATTGCGCGTATGAGCTCCAACCAGAGCAAGTGTAAAATGATGCGCCTTCTTTTGTGTTAATGAATAATGCATAGAAAGCTGAATCAATGAATGCTCGGAATTGATTGTCATCCATGTTGTCATTCTTGATGGATTCATTCCCTTCTTCTTTGAGTTTATTTCCTCGGCTCTTATAGTTCACATTGTATGGGGGATCTGTGAAGACCATGTCGGCTTTCTCATCTCCTAGAAGTTTTTTGTAAGTCTCGGGATCAGTGGAGTCACCACAGATGAGTCTATGGGACCCGAGCTCATAGATTTCTCCAAGCTTCGATCGAGGTTCTTTGTCTACTTCATCTCCCTCTCCTTCATCTTCTTCCTCATCGTCGAGCGTCTGATCAAGAATCCGGCTGATTTCATCATCCCTGAAACCTGAAGCGGGAATGGATGGCGATTCCTTAAGCTCAAGAATAATTTCAAAGAGTTTTTTCTCATCCCATTTTCCCTTGATCTTGTTGAGGGCAAGGTTGAGGAGCTTCTCTTCGGGAAAGTGCAAATCCACTAGATTGGCTGGAATGAGGGCTACTCCGTCCTTGGTTTCAATGCCTTTTATGGCTTCACCTTGGGCTACAAGCTCCTCTACGGCGGTAGTTCGCTGATGACCCCCTACCAGTACCCATTTTCGGTCACCGCATTGGTCACAGGTGTGAGTATTCACAACTACCGATTCCACAAAGCCGAAAGTCTTGATACTTGTTTTAAGCGCGGACATTTCATTCTCCAGCATAATACGGGGATTGTACTCAGCCCGCCTTAACTCAGTGATTTTAATTTTTGTCGACTCCATATTTTTCAGCGAAGTTAATTCTTGCATTTAATTGGTCGACCTTTTCTTTTTCCTTACCTGTATTCACTTTAATTACAGTGATAGTCTCATCGCAGGAAAGGGTGAATTCTTCAGCGGTTGCAATCTTCTTCTCGAAGTCTTTTCTTTTGACCCGAGTGACCTTGGTGGTATCAGTAGGATCGATTTTCTTAAATTCGATATTCAACTCATCGAGTTCCTTAAATTTTCCGTCTCTAAGTTTTTCTATATCTGGAATCTTGGAGAGGTCAAAAGCAATATTCATTTCTTTTCGCCATACCTGTTCCTGCAATTCGAGAATAAATTTATCTCTTATTATTTTTGTTTGTTCTGATGTCATAAATATTTTTTAATTGTGAATAGTAATAAATACTTCTACCTTCCCTTTCTTATCCTCTGCAATTTCGCTTTTGAACGAGCCGTCCAAATTCTTATCGTTGAAGAAGAGAGCGTCTGCAATCGAACCAAAGATATTTTCGGGATCGCCGTGAGTGTTGTCTTTCCAGAAGATGCGGATATCCATGACTGCTTTTCCGGGAACATTGAGCTTTATCGGTTTTCGGAAGAGTCTCATGATTCGGATGTGGACCGGATAGTCGATACCTTCTCCAGCCAATGAATCAAAAAAAGCGTGCTGAATGTGTCCTTTCCATGCTGTATACCTTTGTGCTTCTGGACTCCATTGCTGGGCTCTCGTCTTTTTCAGTTTGGGTATGGCATTTTCATGAATATCTTCGTGATTGCCTTTTATGGTGAATGAGAATGTTTTCATGGTTTTTGGTTAGTGGTTTTTAAAGAGAACTTATCCGTGAGCGCCGCCCTGAGCATTAAAAACTCAGGGCGGTTATCCACAGGTGGACCTAAATTTTTGCTAATACTAGGTTTCTCTTTGTTTCCTTGGTTTTGTGTGTCTACTAGGTAGACCGATTTCGGTCTATTCTTTAGACCACTTTTGGTCAATCTTCTAGACTGGTCTACTAGGTTGACTACTTTATCCACAGGCATTTCAAGGTTAATTTTGTAGAAATTTCCCCTGCTATTTTTTGTTGAAATAACCACCCCTGCACGGACCAGATTTTTGAGTCCTTGAGAGACCGATTGGCGGGATAATCCGGTGCCATAATCGAGAACGACTCCTCTCCTATCCTTAATCCCCTCCATGAATTGCGAGAAGCTGATACGGTCGGATTCTTTTTGAAAACCGAAGGTGCGGCGACAGATATAAATTAAGCATCGTGCTTCGGCTTCAGGAATAAGAGGAATAATCTTATCGAGAAGAATATTTGGTAACTGTGTACTATTTGGTATTAAATTGTATTTTTTATGTTCTTCCATGTTGATGAAGAAAGAAAGCGCCCGTGGGCGATCCTTGATGCTTAGCTCCTGATCTCAATCCTCACGCCACTGCGATGAGGACTGAGTCAGTGGCCAAGCGCCGAGTACTTTCCTTATTTTGCTTTTGCTTTGACCTCTGCTTTCTTGGTTGGCTTTTCGACCTTTACTGGCTCACCACTCATCTCTGCGCTTTGGAGTGCGGTGTGTTTTCTTACAAACTCCTGAACCCTTGCAAATCCTGCTTCCAATGCTTCAGGTCGCAATGATTCGACAACTGTCCAGCTCATCGTGTTGAAGGCGAACTGAATGGCATCAATCTTTAGTTTCTTCTGGTCTGCGGACTGTCCCGGCCATACAGAGACAAGATAATTCTCGATCTCCTCAAGCCATCGTTTCTTCATTTGTTTCCATTCATACTTTTCCTCCTCGGTTCGGAAGAGCGTTCCTGCATCTCGTTCAGCCGTAGTCTCAAGTTTTTCAGGAGCTTCTAGCATCACTTCGATTGCAGGTGCAAAATCCTTGAAATCAGGATTTTCGAAGACCTTGCCATCGATTACAGTTGAACGATCCTTGATGACAATTCCTTGTCTCGTCACCTTCTTGATTGATCCACCTTCCATCTCCTGCATGCGTTCCATGAGGACAAGGAGATCGGGCTCGTATGCTGTTTCTCCTTCAACCTTCATCTTTATTCCCGACTTATATATTTCTCTTTTTCCTGTTTCTTTATTGATCTCGTTCTCATATTCATATCCGGCACGGCCAGTCATGATGATGTGGTAGGGATCGCGTACGAAGACATCGGAAAACTCTGTCTTCCATGTCGGCTTGATTACGCCCCAGTCTTGGAATTCGAGACGTGTTCTGCGAACCTTCTCAGCGTATGACTTGAGGAAGTTCTCCCAGACATGGCTGATTGAATCGATGATGAGAACGTCACTCGCGCCTTCTCTCATGCGGGTCATTGTCTCTTTGAGGTCGGCAAGGGATTTTGATTCGCGGACCAGTACCTCAATCCCTTCTGCTACAAACATGGATTTGAGGAACTTGGCCGCTTTTTCAGTATCGAAGATGATGACTGGTTTCTTCGACCCAACTCTCTTATGTAGACCTATGGCAACTTTGGCTGCCGTGTACGTCTTACCCGTTCCAGCGAAGCCTTCAAAGGCTGCCTTGAAATAGGGTTTGGTGTTGCCGATCAGCGCGAAGAAGTTATCTTGCGCCTTTGGCTTACTTGTTGTTATATTTTGTGTGTTCATTATGGTTATTGACTTCCCATAGGTTTTTTGAGAGAATGAATCTATCTGACGGATCCAATCTCTCCCTGCGGGGAGATTTTATTTTCTGAATAATTTAGTAATTCTCTTGTCGGCTTCTGCCAGCATCGTTTCATTGATCTGACTCATGATTTCGCTGAACAATCTGTCCCGGATAATGCCGTGTGCCATTGTTATGGCTTTGTCATTTTCCGCATCAAGATTGGTGAGCTTTCCCATGATGTCGCCGGTGAATTCCGCTACTTCGTCGAGCATGTGAGGCAGGATCTGTTCGTCGACAATTGTCGGTGCTTTATCCTTCACGAGTTTCAATGCTTCTCTGGCTAGCGTTTTCATCTTGGTTTGTAATGGCGTCATGTGCATATCCTTGAATTCTTCGTCTGCGGATTTCCGCCTTCTCTTTGAGCATGGTTTGTCGCTCTTTACTGAGAGATTGGTTCTTCCGTAACCGAATTTCTTTAGGTTGATAATCTATATCGATGACATCACCTATGTTCAACCGATATTTTCCTGTGAGCCATTTTCCTTCGAGGATGAGGGCAGGAATGCCATATCTCCGATAGGTAACTGCTCGGGTACTTTTAGGTTTGTTTTTCATTGGTAGCATCTGCCGTTGTACATCGGCTGATCCTTTTCAGGACAATGATTTTGATTAGATTCCCTTATCCACTATCACCTCATTAGCAAAGTGGTTTTTAAGGAATTGATCTACAAGCTCGCGCTTTCCTTTGCTACCTATATGCCAGGTTGTAATCTCACGAATCGGCTGATCACTTTTGTATTCGTAGATTGTCACAATGGTTGGTTTTCTCGCACTTCCATCTTTGAAAGCCCATTCAACACGCACTTTGCTGTCACCGGATCTCCAGTCACCTTCTTGCGTGCAGTCATGTGGCTCTCCAAACTTTTCGACAAGCTGTTCGTATGTGGCTTTTATATACCGGTAGAAACCAGACCCCCACACATCCTTAAATTTGGCTTTTGTGAATTTAGAGTTAGATTTCATAATCATTTGTTGGTTAATAATTTCGACCTTTATAGACGATTCCCGGATATGAAAAAGACCCGGTATTACCAGGTCTTTAAATCAATTTATTAAGTTGTGAATCTTGGTCGCTAGACTAATCTACCGGCAGCAATGACATGATTTACGAGGGTGTATGTGTACCCTAGTTCATTGCTGTACCATGTCAGCTGTTTAGACCTTTTCATGGAGCTTATTGTATCACTTTTTCGAGAAAAAACCTCGCCCGCTCACCTGCTAAAATTCCGAGGACATCTCAGAAACTCAGCAGGCGAGCGAAGTGTGTAGTTGTCAAAGGACTTACAACTACGATTTTACCCGAACTCCTGACACATAGCAAGCAACAAAACGGACATTGTTAACAACTCATCAGGCCAGGATATTTGCTTTTGACAACCCCTGAAGATTGGGCTTTTTTGTCTCCCCTTTTAGCCTTTTCCCGTATGTATATTTCATGCACGGTTGATCGGGACAGGAATTTCCCGGTCTTTTTATTCTTGTAGCGTTTCGCAAGACTCGCAAACGTATGAAGGACCGGATCGAGGTCATGCAACCTTACGATCTCGTCGTTCCTTTTCTGATGTGGCTGATTTGCCATATACGACTAATCATATTCGATTTTCACAAATCGAAAAGTAGGAATTATACTTTTGACCACTTTCCGCCTCCTGGCGTGCGTACGACAGTCGCTCTTTTGGGAGCATTTATAAACTGATGATGCGATGGGACGTTTCCTTTTTGCATGTACTCGATAAAGTTTTCGAGGACTTCTTGTGCGTTGTCCAGACCATCCATGCTAGCAAGGCTTTTAAGATTTTTATTGAGTCTAGCCTTATCTTGTTTCGGATTACCTGGGTTATTCTTTTGGAATACCTGCCATCTCTCCTTCAGGTCATTCCCCCACATCATGGTGTAGAACTGTGAGCTCTCAAGGTTTGAGTGTCCGAGGATGTTAGTAACGTCTGCACTTGCTCCACCCTCTTTGATAATCTTGCGACCTCCATAATGTCGAGCGGAGTGTGCATTGAAGATGGTCGGCAAACCAGCACGATTTGAGGTCATACGGAATACTTCACAAACTCCACGTCCGGTCATTCGTTTACCGCGCACATCGTATGCCGCACATTTTCTAATTGAGGTAAATACTGCACCCTGATCTTCGAATGTCATCTTGTCTTGAATCTGGGATTTTTTCTTCAACCATGCTTTTAGATATTTTCCTGTTTGTGCTGTCCAGAATATTTCTCGGATAGG